ATGAAACTCTGCTGCCTCGAATTTATTTCCGGTATTCTCTTTGAAAATATAACGAGTAAAAAACAAAAGCGAATCTTCACATTTTTGTTTAATTATTTCGTTAATATTCATCGTTTAGAATGTCGTCTATTTTCTTTTTTGCTTCGTTTGATAGTTTACTTGTACTAACCTCTGCGGTCATCTCTACCTCTTTACGTTCTACATAACCACGCTTTTTGCCTTTGGTTTTTAAATAGAATATTGTTGCAGTTGTGTTTCCATCTTTTATTTGTTGATGCAATTGTGATTCAGCAAAATCTAAAGTTAGGTTTTGTAGTTCATCAACGGACGATTTAAAGTCTTGGTCATTGTTGTAATACTTATAGAATGTACTTCTATTACAATCAACTATTTTACACGCCGTTGTAACTACTCCTAACGATTTTTCTAACGCTTCTAAAAGATTCCTTTTTAATATGTCGGTTTTTGTTGCCATATCGCAAAGTTAAAAAAATATAAATACATAAAAAAACCTCCCATTTCTGAGAGGTACAAACTTAAATTTTATGAAAAGAATTTTAAACTTGGTCGTTTAAATCCTCTGCTAAATTAAAACTTTTGTTTTGATTATGCAAATTTTAATAGCACCAATTTGGTATTTGAACTTCTTCTTCAACTACAAATTTATTGTTAATTTTTGACAAAACATTGTACCAGTCATCCATTAAAAACACATTTCCGTCATTAGTTGCAACATTGTACAAAAGTGATCCTAAAGCATCTATTGCATCGCTTAAATTATCAAATTCTTCCTCACACTCAATATTAAAGTTGATTTGTTGATTGTCCTGATATTGCACATTGTAAGCGGTAACGTTTGCTATATACCCATACCAAACCGCCCTAGCCACAAAGTTTTCTTTAGATTCTGCTGCGTATTTATTTCTTTTCTTAAAAAAATCAAACTCAGACGCAAACTCTTGAACTTCTTTGTTTTTACTTAATGTGTTGTAGATTTTTGAAATTTCTTTTTCTGACTTTAAATTTACCGACATAATATTTTCTTTTTTGTTATTAATAATACCCAAAATTAAAAATATTTTTTTAATTAGCCAAATAAAATTAAAAGTTTTTTTTTTAATCTAAGCTTTTAAATGCTTTTAATGGATAAAAAACTAAACTATTTCTGTAGCCGTCTTTAGCAGTTGGAACTATTGGCGTAACTCCGTGGACATTTCGCCAAGCCGGATAAACTAACATAGAGTTATCGCAACTGTCCATAGTAGCATCATAATCTGGAACAGTAGTATTGCCTCCGGTTGCATTATTTTTTTTTGCTATAATTACATTCACACATCCTTTTATATTTCCATTATCTCTATGGAAAGGTGCCGGAATATTGTAATTTGATATGCTGCTTGTAAACAATTTTCCAAACCTCCATTGTTTAGGAACATTTTGCTCAATTAATTCTTTTTGATTTTTGTAAACATTTGGAATAATTTTTTGTATCAATTTTTCACTTTCGTTACATAACATAAGCATAGCTTTAATGAAAGTTTGCGCAGTTTTAACATTGTGAACACTACTAATAGTGGGGTAAGGCCTACGCATATGTGGTTTTGGAGGAACACTTCCTATAATTGTGCTATACTGTAACACTTCTTTGTCGGAATCAGCAAAACCGCTAGATCTTTTCATTACACTTTTAGGAACATTCTTACTTCTTAACTCTTGATTAGCTAAAGCTGCTAATTTTGACGCTTTTTCAGAATGTTTTGATATATCTTTGATGTAAAAACCAATCGCCTCGTCTCCATCATAAAAAACAACATCCTCTGTAATATTTGGATTTATATGTCCGCAAATATCTCCTATTTTTGTATTATGCTCTATTTTTGATAATTGTAGTTTTTTCATTTTATTTTTTTTCTTGTTTTAGTTTTTCTATCAACATCATACCAACGTAAGCACCTTGCTCTCTCCAGTATTTGACTAACTCAAACGCTTCCTCATAATGCTCTAATTCAAAAGGTATCTGTATTGCTTTTTTAACGCCGTTTTTCATATCCTCTAAATCAGATGAAAAATCTTCATCATCTAAAATAGAGTAATCAACATCTTCCTCTGGCTGCCAAACGTCAAGGCCCCAGTCTGCTAATTGTTCAGTATTCCACTGATTTGCTAGTATATCCCAATCCCACTCTCCAAAACCTACATTGTCTTTAACAATAAACTCTCTTTTTTGTTCTTCCGTCCAACCCTCAGCAATATCAATCCAAACCTCAAACAACCCGGCCGACTTACAAGCCTTTAAACGCATATTTCCGCCAAGAACAATCATATTCTCATCAACTACTATTGGCCGTTTCTCTAACATCTCAGGAAACGCCTTAATTGATTTGACTAATTTTTTAAATTTAGAATCTTTTATAAATCTTGGATTGTCCGGATTTTCTTTAACCGACGCAATATTCACTTTTTGTTTCATCTGTTATTTTATTTGCTACTGATCTTGTGTAAACCAAACAAAAGAAATTCCAACCACCGCAATAAAGAATTGCAGACAATGTTCCGTTTCTCCGGTTAAATCTGTTTCTCCAAAGTTGTCATCCATATTAGAGTTCCAATAATTAGCGCCAAAGCAAATTCCGAATAAAGCAAAAATAGTTGTGTTAAAGTTTATGTTCATACTTGCCAGTATTTTTTGTAAATATACAAATATAATTCAATAACTTTTTTTTGTGCTTCCTCTTGTGTGTATATTTTTGGCGATATTTTATTGTCGCCATTTTCGTTGATTTCAACTTTTAAACCTTTCTTTGTGGGTAAAACGCCAACAGTAATATTGTTGTTTATGCACCATTGCATTGCCTTTCTGTGTTGGTCAGTTTGCGGAATGTTTATTTTTTTGCTTTTAGGCATTAGTATATTGTTTTTATTATACTATTTGCTACTGCCTCAACAACATCAACTGTTACTGCATTGCCGCACATTTTATATCGTTGTGTATCGCTTATTTTACCACTTTCTCCGTACTCAGTCCAATTATCAGGAAAACCTTGCAGACGTTCACATTCAATTGGAGTTAATCTTCTTATTTTGTTTAATATTGGAATGTGTCCTCCACCCATACCCATTGCTGATGTTAGTGCTGGGGATTGATTTATCATTTCAGCAGAGTTTTTTTGTGTTCCTCCAGTAATGATAGCTTGATTGCAAGCTGTATCTAGAGTCAATGATAATTTTTTTCCAACTCTACCTCGTCTTGTTTTTGAACTAGGAAAAGAAAAATTTATACTATCCCCTTCAGTTGCTTCTTCATAACCTTTTTTAGTACCTGAATTTATTTTTATTATAGGCTGACCACTCCCGTCCTCTCTTGCTCTTGCGGGTATAGTTGGACAGTTTCCGTCTGCTCCATATCTTGTTGTGAGGCAACAAGTGTTTGTTTGTTGTCTTTGCAACTCATTAATCTGTTTACTACTTTCTCTGATAGGAAATACTTGTCCTCCGCTTCCGTTTCCAAGATATCCGACAAGGTAGATTCTCTCTCTGTTTTGGGGTAGAAACCACTTTGTATTAAGCAATTGCCATTCAAGTCGATAACCCCCAAGGTTGGTAAAGGCTTGGATAATTGCCCAAAAGTCTTCGCCATTGTTTGAGGAGAATGTTCCTTTAACATTTTCCCAGACAAAAAAACGTGGTCTACACTCATCGATGAGTCGAATTGCCTCGGTAATAAGGGAGCTGCGTTGTCCTCCCATCCCTTTACGTTTTCCAGCAAGACTAAAATCTTGGCAAGGCGATCCGAAAGTGATTGCGTCAATTTTTGGTAATTGTGTTCCTCGAACATCTGTAACTGATCCGACATAATTTGAATTTTTAAAGTTATTTTTATAAACGTCTATTGCGTATTTATCTACTTCTGAAAAGTATGAGTTTACTTCAAAACCCGCTTTTTCAAAACCTAAGTGAAATCCGCCAATCCCACTAAATAAATCTAAGTGATTAATTTTAATTTTTTTCATTTGTTTTATTTTTAAAATGGTACATTATCATCGGTTACAACTTCAAACCTTTTTGTATTTAAATCAACATCCCTATAAACACCGCCGTTTTTAAAATCAGGCGCAATATCAAAATCGCCTAGTTGTCCGTTTTCTTTTCGTTTTACTTTTTCAACATACATTTTCACAATATCCGAATCAAATTTTGTACGTTGTCCAATACATCTATAAACTATTAATCCGTTGTAGGCCTTATTAAAAAAGTCAGCCGAGCCACTTATATCATACAAAGTTGGTTTTTTATAGTTTCCGTTTTCGCTTTCTATTTTCCTAGGGTGTGCCACTAAAAATAAATGTGTATTTGTTTGCTGACAAAATTGTGTAATTTCTGATAATACTTTTCCAATATATGAATGGTCTCTTTGCGCTGAATGGTCGAGCATATTCCAAGGGTCAATAACACAAACATTTATTCCTTTTTGAAATACCAATTCTTTAAAATGGTTTAATATCGCTTTTAAAGTTAAATTCTCTAAATCTATTTTAACCCAAAAAAAATGGTCTTCAATAAAATCTTTTGTGTTATTTAATTGGTTATTATCGCAATTAGTTTCGTTTAATTTGTTTGCTATTCTTTTTATGTGTCCTTCATATGGGAATGATTCAGGAGCAAAAATTGCGCATCTCATATCGTAGGTAGTTGCTAGGTTACAAAATATTTGATCAATTACATCAGACTTTCCTGAATTTGGTATTCCGGTAACAACTGTCCACTCTCCTAAAGACATTTTAAAATATGTATCTGAGTTCGGCAAACCTATTGAATAGTTTTTAACTCCCGCCTCATTATAATTTAAAACCGATTGCCAAATATCATCAACATTTAAAACGCCCTCTAAAGGAAAGTTTTTAGCGCCTTTTATAACGTTCCTTAATGATTCGGCTCCCTTAGATATTAAAATCTCGTTAGCGTCGTTATAATCGCCAAAATCAACGTATTTACAACGATATGCTCCAAACCTTCTTGCAAGTTCTTTTCTGAGTTCAATTCCCGGATTGTCGTTATCTGTGCAAAGTATTATTTCTTTTTTATCTTTAAAGTATTGCCAACAGTTGTCTAAATATTCTAGTCTTTGGCTACCTTTAGACGCACCATTTGGAACAGAACAAACAGAATAAATACCCGCCTCGTGTAAAGTTAAAGCATCCATTTCTCCCTCAACAATATAAATTTTTTCCATTTCTTTGATATTGTCAAGGCCATAAAATATAAGTTCGGCGCCTGAAACCATTTTAAAATTCTTTTGCGAATCTCTATATTTTACGTTTACAAGTTCATTCTCTCGGTAGTAGTTAAAGTTTACAGCCCTACGTTTTGCGTTTACTTGCGGAAAATACTCCATTGATTGCCCAACCTTCCAATGTTTTAAAGTTGGCTCTGTGATGCCTCTACCTTTAAACCATTCAATAACTGGCTCAGAAATATTTAGTTTGATTTTTTGAGGTACAATATATTCTTGCTTTTTCTCAAATTTTGTAGTTCCACCCCAACCGCAGTTGTGGCAATTCCATAAACCCTTTTCTAAGTCTACTGACAAACATTTATCACGTTTGTTTTTTCTTGTATGGCTACACTTTGGGCATTGTGTTTTAATTTTGCCAGTCGTTTTGTTGCCGACATCAATATTGAAGTCTTTAAATGTTTTCATTAAGTTTTGTTTGTTTTCGCTAAATTAGAAAAAATATTTTAAATATTAAAACATTTTTATTTGTGCTTTGTGTTCGTTTATTCTATTATTTGAAATTTCACAATATTTTTTATTTATTTCACTACCAATAAAATTCCTATTATATGTTATGCAAGATTTTGCAGTTGTTCCGCTTCCCATAAAAGGATCATAAACTATATCATTTTTATCTGTACTACATAAAATTGGTATTTTAATTAATTCTTCAGGATAAACTGCAAAATGTTTTTCTTTACTTGGTTTTGTGTTTACGCTCCATACGCATCTTTTTATTCTTCCTTTATGTGCGTTTTTATTTATATTATCAAACTCATAATCTATTGTAGACAAACCTAAATCAATTTTAAAAAAATCCTCGCTCCAATCATTAATAAAATCTTTTACCTTGTTCCAATGTTTCAATTTTGGATAACTAAATCCGAGTTGATCTTTTCTAAACCAATGTTCAATAGTAGATAATTTTATATCATCAACATTGCTAAATAATTCTTTTGCAGATGTTTTAGTTCGTAAAAAATTAACAAAAAACAAATGTTCAGGCAAGTGGTTTCTTTTCTCCAACAACTTTAAACCTCTTTTTTTATTCATTCCTTGCCTTACTTGTTTTTCTTGTTCATCGTTTAAATATTTACTTTTTTGTCTTTTATTTGTCTTACTACTTACTTTTGTTTTTCTTTCTTCGTATTGAGTATTAAATTTATATTTTTCAGTTTTGACAAACATAAATATTCGCTCATAATCATTTACAAATCTATCTTTTGCACTTGAGGGCATTGCATTAGGTTTGTGCCATATTATATCACTTCTACAAATCCATCCATTATCAATCATCATTATTTTAAATCTGTCTGGTATTCCTATTAAGGTTTTTCTTTTAATATTACCTACTTTTTTACTTGCATAAGTGTCTCCAATATTTACAAATAAAATACCATCATCTTTTAAAACTTTATATGCATTTGTAAAAACTTCTAATAAATTATTTAAATAATCAAAAAAACTATTTTCTATTCCAATTTGATCTTTACTTCCGTAATCCCTTAAATTAAAATAAGGAGGCGAAGTAATTATACATTGAATAAATTTTTCTTTCATTTTTGACATTGTATTTAAACAGTTTTCATTGTATATTTTATTTATTTCCATAATATTTTTTTTTAGTTTTTTAAATCTAATATTTGTTTTTTTAAATCATCAATCTTTTGTTGCTTTAATTCTGATAAAAATTTAAGTCTTAAAATATTTAATTTACCAGGTAAAAACCAATCATCAGGATATGTTACCTCTAAATATCTCTCTATTTCTTTTAATGTTTCCTCCATTACTTTAATTGTTTTGATTTATTAATATTTATTGTCGCTACTTCTTTGTTTGTTAAATTGTTGTTTTCAAAGTCTGTCGTTTTTGGCAGAGGTTTTTCAAACCATTTTAATTTTAGATCCTCTAACTCAAATAAAAAAATTCCTTTCGGTGTGCTATTTATGTAAATTGGAACATCGCCAAACTTTTTTGATTCTTTTATTAGATATTCGTATTTAGGTTTTTCAATTATTAGTTTGTCATAATGCGCAGCTCTGCATTTTAGTTCGATTCTGTTTTTTGTTTCAATATCGTAGCAATCAGATTTTGAAAAATTATCGCTTGTATCAACTAACAAACTATAATAGTTTTTTGATAACCAATCAAACAAATCAGATTCACGCCAATATTTTAATTTTTTATAATGCACAATAACCACTATCACATTCATTAAAGTCATCATCAAATAACTTTGTTTGTTTTAAACTTTTTCTAATGTCTTTGTATTTCATACCATTTTTAAAAGTTCGTTTACCATATCCATTTTCCTCTGAATCTACAAACCATTGAAATTTATTCGGATGCTTATCACTCATATGTTTTAATAATACTGGCGACCTATGGAAGCAACCAACACAATTATTTAAGTAAGCAAATCTCACATTTTTATCTTTCCAATAATTCTCAATAGAATCTTTAAAAGTTGGATTATCTATTAAAGGAAACTTAGGTTTTTGCCACTCAATGTCTGCCCATTTATTTTGAGTTTTACGTTTACCTACTATTGCTTTAAATTCTAAGTTGCCATTTTTATTTGCTTTTTCTAACATTGTTTTTGCTCTCCTTTGTTCGTTGGCTCTAAATCCTATTCTCATTTCTACAACTTCATTTATTTCTTTTCTCCACCAATCAAAAATAGGTTGCAACTTCATTTCAGTAGTGCAAAACCTTTGAGTAACATTTGGTAAATATCTTTTACCATTTCTTACTGTAATTTCATCAAAAGTCTTTCCAGTTACCCAATCAATCTTTGATCCTATAAATTGTTCTAAATCTAACATTGTATAAATAATCATATCTTCTTCTAAAGTTCCAATAAATTCTGTGCCTAACCTATCAGAAACCTCTTGCCTTATTTTTTTATCAGGAAAAATGCAATTCTTGTCATCTGTTCTAACTAAAGAAAATACATTGTAATCTGCGGGATAATTTGCAGCAATATAACTTGATGTTTTTCCTCCACTTAAACTATTAACTGTTTTCAATTTACTTGTTGCCATCTATAACGTATTTTTTTAATTCTTGAAACTCGTTTGTTTGCAATGTCTGCTTTATATTAAACTCG